GGCGGGGGTGGGAGCGGAAGCGGGCTACGTCCTGGTTGCCGTGTGGTCTTCTGACCCTTCTTCGGCTCATTCGCCATGGTCAGGACTCCTCGAACTCGAAGGTGAGAGCGCATCGACACTGAATGCTCTGGCTCGCGGGGGCGGTGGGGTCGGCTGGCCACCTGCTCTTGGTGAGGGGGAACCGCTTGTTCATCGCGGCCGTGTTGCCGTTCTCCTGCCGGTGCGTCTCACGGGTGCGCTGGTCGGCCGTGGCAAGCCACGTTTTGCGCGTGGCCCCAGCGTCGAGCGCGGCCAGGAAGCTGGCCTGGTTGTAGCCGCCGACGGTCTCCGTGCGGGCGATCATCGTCGCCCGGTAGTCGCCGAGGTTCGTGAACACCCGCTGCAACCGGGCCCGCAGCTCAGGCACCGACTCGCCCTCAGCCACCCCAGCCGCCAGCAGTTGCGCCCGGAGCACCTGCTCCGTCGTCGCCGTCACCTGCCCGGCCAGCTCGTCCACCCGGTCCCGCAGCGCATCCGCCACAGTCGGCTCGTCCAGGTCGAAGCTGCCAACGATGTCCGTGCCGCCACGCTTCCACGCCCGCTCGATGAACGGCCGCATGAGCTCGCCCGTACGGCGCCGCCAGTAGCGGCCGTCGAAGATCTCCCCCAGCCTGATGCGCTGCTCCCACCCCTCCGGGCCTGACGCGACGTCCAGGTCCGTCAGGCATGCGGCCGGCACCTGCTCCGGGTCCGGCGGGGCAAGGCGCACCGCGTCCTCCCGGGCGAGGGCGCACGCCTGCGCGCGGGTCTCCTCCAGCCACTCCTCGGAGCGCTGCGGCTTCTTCATCAGCCGGTCGAAGTCGCGCAGCACCCGCTCGCGCTGCTCTCGGGCGAGGGCCTGCACCGCCCGGCGGCCAGCACGCTCCAGCTCGTCGTACGCCTCGTTGATCTCGGCGAGGGACGGTGGCGACGGGGCGTCGTCGGCACGGGCCAGACGGGGTGTCGGGCGGGCGTTGACCTGCGGCGGCGCGGCGCCGAGGAGACGGGCGAGGGTCGACTCGACAGCGCGGGCGACGACGGTCTCTACGTCGGGCGTCGGCTGCACGAGGCGGGAGAAGTCGGCCTGCCACGCCCGCTCCCCGCCTGCCTCGGCCGGGCCCTGCACGGGGGCGAACTGCGCACGGTACGGGGTGAGCGTGCGGGCACCGATCCCGTCGGGCAGCGGGTCGTAGCCCAGCTCGGCGCGGGCCTCGTCAATCGTCAGCGTGTCCGAGTACACCGACGCGCGGGTCCGGTTGGCCACCGAGTCCTGAGCTTCCTGCAGCGCCTCCACCCCAGACAAGTCGAACTGCGCTTCCTCGGCGTCACTCGGCAGCAGCAGCCGGTCGATGTCGCTGGCGATCATCTCCAGCTTCGGCTTGATCGTGTCCGACCACAGCGTGGCCTTGGCCGCGGCACGGTTCTCGTAGGTGGTGCCGGCCGAGAGGTAGTCGTGGGGGACGCCGAACGCGAGCATCACCTCAGCGGCGTTGGCCATGCGGGATTCGAGGTAGGCCATCTCCTCGGGGGTGAACGTCAGCCGCTCGTACCCGATCCCGCTACCGCCCGTGCCGCCTGCGCGCGGCTCCGACCTGACCAGCAGCGTCTTGCCTGCGTTCTCCGGGCCCTGCATGCTGCTGCGCCACGACGCCTTGACCTGGTTGAACTCGGTCTCGCCCATGTCGCCGAGGTAGACGACGCCGGTGGGCCGGGCCCCGTTGGCGTAGCTGGAGCGCTGCCACTCGCGAGCGTAGGCGTCCATGTCGACGGCGTGCCGTGCGGCCTTCCACGGGGCGAGGCAGCCGAGCGGGTCGAAGGGGTGCGGGTAGCGCAGCCAGAGCATCTCCTCGGGCAGCACCGGCACCTGCGTGCCGTCGGCCCGCCGGATCATGAACCCGACGATGTTCGCCGTAGTTGGACGTTGCGCGATCGGTTTGTCCACCACCACGTCGACCTGATCGAACACGAGGTGGATCTCGCTGATCGGTCCGAGCCCGGTCTCGCCCCGGTCCAGCCACACGAACGACTGTCCGGCCAGCTCGGCCTGCTGGAGCGCCAGGGACTTCAGCGCCCGCGCGCTCATGAACGGGTTGGGTCGCTTGTTGAACAGGTGCGCGATCTCGTGGCCCTCTATGGGTGTGCCGTCCGGCTGCTGCACCACCAGCGGCACCGACGAGCCGTTGTCGGCGATGGCCGCCACGCATCGGTAGGCCACGGCGGAGTTGGCGTAACCGCGGGCCTCGGCGTCGAGAGCGAGCGTGAGGGACTGCTGCCCGCCGATGGACGCCACGGTGATGGGCTGCCGGTCCCGCAACGCGTCGAGCCCGCCGGCCCGCTTCTCAGCGGCCCGACTCAAGGCCCGGTTCCTGTACTGGCTCAACGTCGTCCTCCTCAGGCGACCGCGGCGAGATTGCCCGCGGGCGCGAGCATCAGGTCAGTCAGGGCCCACACGTAGGCGTCGAGCCGGTCGGGGCTGGAGTCGCCGGGCACCCACGTGGTGAGTTGCTCCTCCAGCTCGGGGAGGCTGCCGACGATGTGCGCCGAGCCCTGCTCGGTGAGCGCGGCCACCGGCTCGGCCCGGGTGACCTTGCCGCGCGAGGCCGTGACGGTGCGGTAGTTCACCGTCGGGTCGATCTGCCGGACCACGGTGCCGATCCACTCGCCGCCGTTGTTCACCTCGGCCACGATCGCGTCTGCGCGGCGCTCGTGGTACGCGCGGATGGCCCGGCGTGCAGCCTCCACCGGCGGCATCCGCCCCGACAGGTCGTCCAGGGCGTACCCGTGCTGCCTTGTGAACCCGGAGGCGTCGGGGATGTACTGCTGGCCGATGCCGGCCACGATGATGCCCATTTCGTCGGACTCGTCGTGTGAGGTGGCCGCGGGGTCGAGGGCGACGACGACGCGGGCCATGGGCGGGGTGGCGCCGACGCGCGCCCGGTCCAGCCCGGCTCGGGTCCACAGGGCACCCTCGATGTCCTCCAGCAGGATGCCGTCCAGCTCTTGCGCGGCGATGCGGGTGCCGGCGTACTTGCGCATGAGGTGATCGCGCTGCGCCTGCGGCAGGTGGATCGCTTCGCGGGTCCGGCCGCGGGTCACGATGACGTCCTCGCGGCGGGTGAGGTCGATCAGCTCGGTCCTGGGCTTCGGCGTGGTAGACGCGATGTAGTGGGGGTTCGGGCCGATGCGCAGGCCCATCTCGCTGTGGGTGATGGCCTCGGCGAGGCGGCGCTGTGCGGCGACCTCCTCCATCCACACGAGGCACCTGTTGCCGCCCGCGCGCAGGCGATCGACGTCGTCGGGGGTGTGGCTGCCGAACAGCTTGGCCTCGGCGCCGGACGGCCAGCGGGCGAAGGTGCCGCCGGCCGTGGTGCGCAGCACGACGCGCGGGTCGTGGGCGCGCAGGCCCGACGGCCCGTTGACGCAGGCCTCGACGGCGTCGCCCTGCGTCGGCGCGATGATCGCCATACGGTGCCCGCCCCTCAGCCGCGGGTCGCACGGGGGTCCGTTGACGTGGGCGACCATGTAGCGGGCGCAGCCGTCCGTCTTGCCGGTGCCGCGCCCGCCGAGCTGGAGCCACCAGCCGAGCGTGGGGATCGAGTCGGGCGGGACCTGCCACGGGTACGGCTTCCACCGGCCCCAGCGTTTTTGCCACAGGCGCGCCGCCAGCTCCTCTTCGAGCAGCGCAAGCTCGGCCGGGGACAGCCCGGCCAGCTTGGCGTCGAGGTCGGCGGCGGCGTGCACGGTGGGGCTACTCCCATTCGTAGTAGGGCTGGTCGATGCCGGTGCTGCGGCGGTGGACCATGCGGCTGGTGTGGCCGTAGGGCAGTTCGCAGGTGATGGCCGGGTCGTGCGGGTAGGCCGAGGGGCAGGTCGCCGGTTCCTCGGTGGGCGGCTCGTCCGGCGTGGGCTCGGGGGTGGGCTCGGTCATGTGTCCTCCAACTGTGCGATCTCGTCGGCCAGCGCTTTGACACGGGCCGTCATCTCGTCGGTGATCTGCACCGACGCCTTCACGGGGGCGTACAGGCCCAAGAGCTTGGCCTGGTGATCGAAAAGCTTCACCAGGGCCTCGTTCGCCCGTACGTCGCCCTTGATGACCTGGGGCATGAGGGCGTCGATGGCGATGCTCAGGTTGGCGAGCTGCTCGCCGAGGTACTGGTTGTGCGCCTCGGCTGCCTGTTCGGCGAGCTGGGCGACGCCGCGCTTCCACGCCTCGTAGACGTTCTTGATGTCGCAGTCGAGGGCGTCGGCGATCTGCCGGAACTGGAGGCGCTCTTGGGTGCGCAGGCGTACGACCTCGTGCTGTCGCACGAGGCCGAGATCGTGGTTGGCGTTTCGCCGCTGCACCGGTTACCTCCCTGTGCAGGAAGGTACGGATTTTCGGCGGCGCAGGATCTTGGGGGCTGCAATTCGCGGACACGCGAAGGCCCCGCACGGTGGCGGGGCCTTCGGTCAGCTGCTGTGTCCGGGCGCGCCGGACGTCAGGCCAGGGTCAGTAGTTCGCGTTGGCGAGCATCTCGCCGTCCTTGTCGTACACGGTCACCAAGCCATTCTTCGACTCGTAGCACGACGTGAACGCCGACGCGATCAGCTTGCCCTCGCCCTGGTGCGGGCCCATCATGCCGCCCGTGAAGTCGGTGAAGATTTCCGCCGAGTCGAGGATGTCGTTGCGCTTGTCGGCGCCGGTCACCTTCGTGACGTGCTTGACCGCGGCCTTCTCCGTGTCCGTGCCGGACTTGGCGACGCAGGCCTTGAACTGCTCGGCCTGAGTCTTCTCAGGCTCCTTCTCCTTCGCCTCGCCCTTGCCGCTGTCGTCCTTCGTCTTGCTGTCGGAGGCGACGGCCTTGTCCTTGCTGCTGGTGTCGCTGGAGTCGTCGCCTCCGCCGCCCGTGGCGATGGCCACGATGACGATGAGGGCGATGACGCCCGCGCAGCCGAGCCCGGCCACCTTGGCGAATCCGCGCTTCTTCGGCGGCTGCGGCTGCGGGGGGTAGCCGTAGCCGGGCTGGGGCTGGTTCGGCTGCTGCGGGTACTGCTGGCTCATGTGTCTCCCCGAGGGCGTCTTGTGTGATGCGGGGATACGACACCAGTTGGGTGCGGGTGGTTGCCTCAAGTCCGTTGCTGTGATCGGATCGTGACGGAGTGTTCGATTGGTGTCCGCCCCCCGGACATGCAAGAGCCTCGCCGGTACGGGGGATTTCCCGGCGAGGCCCTGCGGTGCCGACTGTACGACGCGGGTCTGACAGCGGGGTCAGTCCTTGGCGAACGGCAGGAACACCTTGTCCGCGCCCACTTTGTCGCACGCGTCCTCGATCGGGTCGCGGTGCTTCCAGTCGGCGATGGGCGTGACCTCCAGCGTCTCGCCGTGGACGCGCTCGGCCTCAACCAGCCACGCCATGAGGTCGGGAGCGTCGGCACCCAGCGGCGACTTCAGTTCGGCGAGAAACGGGTGCTGCTGGACCAGGACGGGGGCCACGACGTCGGCGACGTCGCCGAGCTGGTGCGTGAACACGTCCTGTCCGGTCATCGTGCGTAGCAGGTCGTAGATGCCGTCCATGTGACGGCGGGAGACGAGGCGGTCTCCGGTGACGCTGAGGACATCGGCGAGTGCAACGGTAGCCATGCGGCTCATCATCCCTTCTTCGGCTTGCCGGGGACGGGCTTCTCGGCGGGCTTCAGCCAGCCGCCGCGCGATCCCTGGTAGGTCGTCTCGTGGCCTTGCAGCCGGGGGTCGTCGGCCGGGATGGGCTTCTTGAATCCGAGTGCCATGATGGCGTCTCCGTCTCGTGGTTGGGATGGGACCGGGGCGGCCGGTAGCTGGCAGGCGCGGGCCGCCCCGGGGTCTGGCGGGTCAGGACTTGTCGGCCTGAGCGGCGTCGGTGAGGCCGTCGAGGTTCTCGGTCAGCGACCCGGGGCCCTCCAGGAGGGCGTGGACGACGATCTCGGCGGCCTGCTCGGGGTCGTCGGCAGCGACGGCGGCCTTGGCCTCGGCAGCGCGGTCCTGCATGAATCCCATGGCTTCTCCTTGGGGTAGACCGGCGGTAGATCCGCCGGTAGACAGGGGTAGATGGCGCGGTAGACGTGCAGGTCAGGCGGCGGTAGATGCAGCGGTAGGCGTCTCCTGGGCGACCGCCGGGGAAGGGGGCAGGTCGACCCTCCGGACGCCCCTCGTCGGGCTCTTGCTGCCCGGTGCTTTCACCTTGGGGTGGGTGGGGATGTGCAGGGCCTCCAGGCGGGCCCGCAGGGCGGCCACGTCCCAGTCCTCCCCGTGGCCCTTCTCCTGGAGGTGGGTGAGGACCGTGCGGAGGTGGATGGCGTCGGCGTCGCCCATGGCCTCGAGGAGGAGCGCGCGGACGGCGTCCCGGTCGGGTGCCGGCACGGTGTCGGCGGGGGCCGTCGCAGGCTCGGTGGCGGGGCGTCCGGCGCGCCAGGCGGCGGCAAGCCAGCCGGCGGACAGCAGCCACATGAGGTGGGGGACGGCTCGGGCGAGGCGCCACAGGAGGTACAGGCCGAGGGTGAGGGTGGCGAGGCGGAGCCAGCAGCCGAGGGCGGCGCGCCAGCCGTCGAGGTCGTGGCGGCGTCCACGGGCGACCCAGGCGGCGAGGCGCTGGCCGAGGCGGCGGGCGAGGGTGGTGGAGCCGGTGGCGATCCGGTCGGCCGGACGGGCGAGGTTCACAGCAGGCCCGCTCCCTGGAAGAACGCCACGACGGCGTCCCCCGTGCCGTTGAAGGCGCCGGGCAGCCACGCGAGCACTCCGGCTACGCCCGCGGTTAGGCTGAGGGTGCTGCCCACGTAGGCGCCGCCAAGGATGCGCCTCCTGTCCTTCTTCCCGGCCTCCTTGTAGGCGAGGCCGACGAGCAGGACGGTGAGGACGACGATGACCGCACCGGTGGCGCCGAGGCCGACGAGTTGCCCGGTGGTCAGGCCCTGTCCGGAGGCGGTGCCGGTGGCGGCTGCGCTGGTGCGCTCTCCGAGGCCGTTGCCGACGGTCCCGGTGCGGGAGTGCGCCCATCCGAGGATGCCGCCGGGGCACATGGCCGCGCAGAGGCCGGCGGCGTTGCCCTTGCCGAACGCGGCCAGGAGTTTCATGTCCCGGTTGCCTCGCCACCAGGGGTACAAGTTGCAGGCCAGGATGATCAGGGCGAGCAGCAGCCCGCCGAGGGTGAGGGTTTCGGTTCGGGTCACAGGTCGACTCCGGTCAGGGCGAGGATCGGGTCCCACCAGTGCAGGACTCCGAGAGAGCCCAGCGAGGCGGTGACGAGGAGAAAGCGGGGGACGGCGCGGCCGGTGTGCCGGTCGAGGCCCCAGGCGGCGGCGACGGCCACCGTGGCGATGACGTAGGCGGCGCCGATGCCGGCCTCGGTGCGGGCGGTGTGGACGGTGTGGGACCAGATGCCCACGGGGCTGTCGCCGCCTGCCCAGGGGGTGAGGGCGGCGGCGATGGCGATGAGCATGCGGCGGGTGGCGATCCGGTCCCAGAGGCGGGCCCACCACGGGTCCGGCTCGGGCTCGGGCTCCTGCCAGGTGAGGACCACCTGGTGCACGTGGTGGACCTCGACCGGGCCGGGCGGGGGTGGTGGAGGGC